GCGAGTAGGGAAGAATCAGCATAGCGTTGTGAAAATTCTTGATATGTCATGCTCCTATGACGAAGCACTTGAGCTGCTACCCCCCTGGTAGTATTGATCTCCAGGGTCATGTATGCCTGCTCAAAGATACTCCAGTGCTGGTGCTTTACACAATACTTCAACAGACCAGAGAACTTCTCGTTCTCCTGGTTATTTGGGTTGGACACACGGGCACAGTAGGCCATGTGCTTCTCTGCATCAGGTGTTACACTGATAAGTTTAATCGGGGTATCCGTCATCGTCATAAAATACTTCGTCGTAATCTGTAGAGGAGTAAGGGATGGGATCATCAAAGTTCTCCCTCTTGTCAGTATAAGATTCAGGATCAGAATATACTTCTGATTCAAGTGCTTCAACCAACAGTTTGAGATTCCTTACTATCAGTTTTAGTTTATCTCTTTCCATAAAAAATGGGAGGTTACCCTCCCAGTATAACACTATTCAATTGTTTACGCAATCACTTGACGTAAGTGCGTCCACGATAGCAGAAGGTGCCGTGAGTTTCCTCTGGCTTGATCTTAGTCACTTTGCATTCTACACCACGATATGCAGTGTGAGAAATTTGTGCATCGTGCAGAGCAGCCTGCTTCTGGATTTGCTTTTTGATGAGTGTTAAGGTGTTCATGATTGACTCCTAAAGTAGTTGGATTTTTAGGCCCGTTCCTTTAGTCGTTTGCGTCCCAGTAGTGATCACACTCAGGTACAGATTCCTTTACGGTCTCCTCCAGTTCTAACACCACTCGTGGTGATAGTTCTGATGTGTTTTTTCTGATTTTGACGATTAATGCATCAGCATCAGCACACAACATACTTGAAGCGAGTAACAAATCAAACATGGGATGAACGCTCCGTTCCGCGACTTACTTGCGTCCCACAGAGTGGGATGAACGATGGGTCTATTATAGACCCTATGTTATATCTAGTCAAGTTCTTTTGTATAACGTGTTACAAAAACATTCCTTGATCACTCATGTACTTTAGGGTCTCCTTCAAAGTACCACGATGATCCAAACCAATAGCAACCTGAGGATACTCTGCCTCATTTCCAAACTCAGCACGAAACTGCTTATCACTAAAATCCACGCCCAGTAAGAACTCTCTTACTTGTTGACCACATGCTTCAAGAACCATCCTAGCTCTTTCAGATTCTTGACTTCCATTAGAATATACAAGTGCTTGCTTAATCACGTTGCCTCCAATCATCTGGTTTGTCTTGCTTAAACCAATCTACAATTTCATCTGCACCATCAAACCCCGTTCTATAATTAGATGGGTCGGGGTCGCCTAGTCCCATCTTATTCAGAAAATCGTCAGTGCTACCCTCCTCAATACCTTTAGATTGGCGGCGGGCTTTACGCAACCACTCCCTGGCAGTTGTGTTTGATTTACTTAGTTTTTCTGCCCAAATCATATCCTCTAGTTTAACCTCTTCCCCATTTGCAATGCACTTACAAATGGACTCTAATCGAAGCCTATACTGAGTAGAAAGCATGTTAGTTCGTTTTGAGTTTGTCTTTTAGATCAAGAACCTTATTAACCTCATCAATCGCAGCAGACATCCTAGTACCTAGAATGTCCATGATATCTCCGTAGATTACTTCGTTATCCACGTAGTCATCGAAATATGTGTCGATTGCTTCTTTGAGATACCTCTTGCGATGCCACTCTGGCGAGTACGGTTTATACATGATATGCGTGATACATGATTTGAATCATAATACTATTTAATTGGGTTGTCAACTTAATGGGTTACCATTCTTATCAACCAAACCCAATCTTTTGATTTGAGAAATGTTTGATTTCTCCTTCTTCTTTAGTTTTTTATACTCTTTAATTATACGGTCAATTTCAGCATTAGAAACGTTGACTCTCAGTTCACTCTCATCTTCTTTTTGAACAAACCCAAGACCAGATCTCTTAGTTTCTTCCTGTGCATCAACGTAGTCATTGATGTTTTCTTGAATTTCATCACGAATTAGATCGTTTATTTGTTCCCTAAGGAGATCATCCTCATTCATTTTCTTTTCTTTTTTTCTTTTTTAGATTCGTTACCCCACAACTTAGGGTTGACTGATCCGTATCCAAAATCAATCTTTTGAACAGATCCTTTTCCATACCTATCATAGTAAAGATCAAACATCCTTACCACTTTAGCACAGCGAGTAAGATCAATATACTCAGTGCCATCAACAACGTACCAGATTAATCTAGCATCTGTCGGAAACGTTTTATCATTTGCCGCATCTAGAGTGGTTCTTTCTAGAAGAATTTGACAACCATAATCTGATGGATTGAATTTTGATACGTTGATGTTTTGTTCCACAGATTCTACTTTTTCTTCTGTAGCGACACTCATGAGCGATCTCCCCACTGAATATCTGGATATGCATCACTGACAATATCTTTAGTAATTTTATACTTACTTGTCAGATTCTTGTCTTTTACCAAACAAAGAACTTTTGCTTCCTCAGGGTGCAGTCCCTCAAGAATTTGAATGAACATGGTCTCCCTACGCAGAGGAGTCAGTTCACTGTTACCACCCTGAACAAAATTATAAAGGTGTCTGAATTCACGTCGGAGTGAAGTGTGGTCAGTTCCAGCAGGAACTTCATTTTCGTTGTAAGGAACCACACCCTCAGGTAACAAGGAAACTACACTATCATCAAAGTTCCAGATGAGGATAGAAACAAGAGCATCGTTACGATACTCTTTTAAAATTTCTGCCCTCTTAGCCTTGCTACGTTGCTTGCTCGCAAGTTCAAGAATCTCATGAATGAATGGATTGGGTGGAAGTGCCTGTTTACTCTTCGTCATTGTCTTCGTAGGACTCATAATCGTTTTCAAATCGTACTGCTAAAATTTCATCTGGTAAAACATTACCATTCTCATCAAACATCTCTGGATGAGTATAAACTGGTTGAGTATTGTAGTAATGTTCTTTTGCTAACCATCCTACCATACCTCCAACAAAAAGGAACATGATTGAAACTAATGTTCCTAAAGTAAGTGTTACTGCCAACATCTTCTGTCCTCCAGAGATTATTTCTTCCTGATGTCCAGGTAGAAGTTAAAATGGAAAACGATCTCGCGTTTGAAAAAGGAGATGGCATTTCCGAACTTTACCTGAAAAGTTTTTGGTTGTTCCGGTTTCCTCCTCCTATTACGTAGTAGTAACTCAATACCCCGATTAATTTGAAAGTCGGGGGTTGATTTATTTAGATTGCTTTTTGCGGCGTCCAGGTCGTCGGTCATTGCTGTACCTCTCTGCATCATTTAAGAAACTCTCTAAGTAGTTTCTAATTTTTCTTGCTTGAGGTTTAGGAATGTGGCCGTAACCTTCTCGCAGTTGTTTGTGCTCATTGTCAGCACCACCTTTGATATATTCATCAAGATCTATGATGAGATTGTCGATTTCATTTGTGGTAGTGCTTCCAATAAATGAATCAATATCATGCTTCTTGATTTTTGATGCCTTCAGGTAATCATAGAATTTTAAATTCATCTGACCACTAAAGGCATTGTCGATAGCATGTTCTATCAAATCGTTTAAATCGTACAGATCTGCATCCATTAGACCAACTTCATCTCCCTAAGGTATTTTACCGTCTCTGTGCATCCACCAATTGGTTTCTCATCACAGATTACTTGAGGAAAAGTGGACCCATCACCAAACTGATCATAAAATTCTGTTCGATCAAAATCTCTTCCTAGTTTGTAGATCACATGTTGAAGTTCTGCTAATTGTAACACTTGTTGAACTTTTGTGCAATACGGACATCCGTCTTTTGAGTATACGATGAACTTCATTTTCATAAAAACAATTAGTATTATTTAAACCCTTTAGGTTTTTGAGCATCTAAAACCTCAACGTGAGATAAAAATGCTTTTTTATTCCACCAGATGGTGCGAACATCTTCCCAGTTATCCACGGTTATAGATTCGCCATTTTGACTTACTACTTTGTAGTGATGACGATCATATAGATCCGTGGAACTAACTGTGAAGTATCTTGGATCTGTTGGTTCAATCAGTTGTGTCATGTCGAAAGTGATTCAGTTAAATGATCTGGGTCTATCAACCGTATTGCTTCCTCAAGTTCTCTTGAATGCTCCAGTTCATCATTCAAGATCTCAAGGATCTTATCATCATGACCGTTGTATGCAAGATACTTAGC